CTCTGCATCTCGTAGCCTTGCACAGAAAGCGATTGTTAATCGCCTAACTGGCATTACTCATCGCCACCCCCGAACTAGCATGCTAGTTCGGGGGCGTGTGTACAACCTGACCGAGAACGGATTCTCTTCACCAGAAGGTGAAGAGACATCCCGACCTCGCTCGAACTCAGATGACCGACCAGCTTCTGTAAAAAATCTCAGAAGCATGGACCAGCCATCGATGTTCTTGTATAGCATAGGTGACTTGACGTAGCGAACTAGCCATTCTCTCTTTTGGAGATCGTGGTTTGTGCGCCATCGTTTGGGTTTCTTATGCTCGGGTACGTATCGAAGACTTGGATATCGTTTACACGACATCTCATCGTCCGGTATATCACCATAAAGGTGATGTAGCTGCTCTACGATACAATCGTAGGTATGATAGTACTTCTTATCCCAAAAGGAGTTCGCGTAAGCGATCCAACTGGTATAAGATTCAGGGCTGGGTGATGATGACCAAACCGTCCTCAATCGGGTCGGTGTGACATCGGAGCCTTTGAAGGCATCCATGCCACAGGATTCTCGAAAGAATCCTTTGATGCAACTCTTAGCACGGTTGATTTTCAACCCAAACGCTTCGAGTAGTTCGATCGCGTCCCCCACGTAGTGGGAAGGTACGATCACATCATCACCATACACTGCGATACCCTCTCGGGTATCGAGTTCTGTGTCACTGACTAACGGAGCGGTAAGTATCGCCCAGATGCACAACGCCATAATAGGGAAGCATAAAGCACTTCCCATTGGCGCGAACTTCTGGAGCGGTAGAACTGTACCGTCCGGTAGAACAGTCGAGGAGCTCCTACAACTTAACAGATACATAGAAATATGCTCTGGGAAGAGTAGGCGAACTAAACTAACAGTTATACGATCACTTGCCTCTTTCAAGTCAAGTGTCGCATACTCCCCGTTCAGAGACCCAAGAAGGGCTCCGAAACGGTTTGTCTGTTGGTTGCTGAAGAAGACATTGTGCTTTGTAAGCCAATGTTCTTCTACATGCCGAACAATAGCCCTACCTAATCCTTGTTGAATCCATTGATAATCAACGGGTTCGCAAGAGATCAGACGAGGGCCGCGCGAATCTTTCGGAACTAGAATAACTCTAGCCGGGAGATCCGAGTCAGTTATCGCGTTATCGCGAAACCGATCACAAACGTGCCCAAGACAAGCATAAAAATACTCGTCGAGTGGGTATCGGTCTGTGATCTTCGCCGAAACATTAGTCCATAGATATTTAGACCAGAGTTGTTGCTTTGTTGCAACAGCCCCAGGTCCGTGTCTAGGGACGATGTTCTTCGGGTCAAAACTAGCGAATAATCTTGAGAGCAAGATTCTCGCCTCGCGCACGAGATGCAAGTTGGGGTTTCCTTCGGAGCAAACCAAAGGATCCCTCCAACTTTCCTTTGAAGCCATGACGGTTTCAGAGGGGATCGCCAACACTTCTTTTTGAAAGCGCTGGTAATCAACAGTTCGTGATATTCGTTGCCGTTGATGTCGGCGTAGATATCTACGTCGGCAATGCGGATCGAATACTTTAATAGACTCATAGATTTTATCTAATTTGTCTGTTATTGTCGTGAGTTCCGTCTCAGTCTGTTTAAACTGATCCAGAACTTGTAGTTCAAGCTTCTCACTGTACGGCAACTCATACTTATAAAATAAGTATAGAATTTGTCGTAACGTTGAGACACACTTGACGCAAGGAATCTGAAGGGGTGTTCCATCTTTGTTTAACACTTCATTAAAAAGTTCACCAAGAAACCTTGGCAACTTACTTCCAGATTGAGTTTCAAAACTCAACTCAGAAGAGTTTAATGGAGTGTCTAAAGAAAGAGCCTTATCTAAGCTCTTTCCCAAAGATGGTAAGGTTTTTGTTAAAAAACCAATCCCTTCGGACCGTAATCTAGACTTTACTTTATTAAGAGTAAGTCTACGACTGCGACAGTTGAACACAGCTCCATGCGACGTTTGGACGTCGTGTAGGAGTGCGTCGATGAGTTTAACTAACTTATCTAGGCTCTTAATCGATGCCATATGGTAATCGATCCTAGAGCATGCACACACCTACACAACTACTAAACCTAACTAATTAACGTACAATGAAGCACATTAATAAGTCATTCCTACCATCAATTCCTAACGGGACGAAAATGAAACGTCGAGTTAGGGCGATATTAGGAACATCACTCGCAGATCAACCAACACATGTCGTTAGTGGCATTGATTACACAGGCTTAGCCATAGATACGGACGCGTCCAGAGGACTTACGGTTCCACCTGATGCATTCTTATGCTACATTTCTGTAGACGAGAATACAAGGGCAGTTCCGGTCCACGGACTCGGCGTTCCAGGCTGGGCTGATGTAATATGGTGCGTTGACGGCAGCGTATTCGGCTAATCTGTTAGCTAGGTCATCTAACGACCTCGCAAGAAGTGCCAAAGATTCGTTAAGACCAACATGACTATATAAATCATGTGAATCCAAAACGAATTAGGCGCATCGGGCGGGGTATCGTCAGAAGGAATGTCTGGCGTAACGTCATTCGTATACATAGCAGAATTAACTGTTTATATGCGAACTGGGGATTAAAGACCCCCGTTTACCAGAGTAGCAGCTCCGTTACCAGTGCAATCGTAAAGGATTGTAGTCGATGCGCCTAAAGAGGCGCAAAAAGACATCAATTCTGCGAGTACATTGGTTGCTTCCGTATTAGCGAGCAGGGCTCCCACTGGGAAGTCCAGCACGGTATATGCGGAGACGGTAACAAGGGACGCCGAATCAACGGTGGATACGACAGTTTTGTCGAATCGAACCACTGATCGTCGTCTTTTCTTGATACCGACCCCCACTTCTTGATGGCTGATGTTCAGCCGGTGGGGAGTAGCAGGCGCTTCAGTTATCTGAGCGAATTCTGCTGTACGTGAGCTGCTAGACAGGCGTTGGAATTCAACTTCCGTACCTGCTGCATTCTTGATTTCGTTTGTGTTAAGTGTATTACTTAGCATGCTTGATTTCTGACCTATGTTAGGAAGATAGATGAATGGCCCAGTCGGGCTTGTAGTCTATCTTCATTTGTGCTGTGGCCGCTTTCGTGCTATCACGAGAGCAGCTGCAAGACTGAACTCACTGGCGTTCAGGCCACTCGTCAATATTGAGTGTTCTGACGGCAGTCCGACGACACGGCTGTAAGCCGTTTCGCGGACAGTCGGCAGCGGTACCCAGCCACTGGCCACTGAATAAGGGCCGTCGATATATGCTGGAACAGAGACTTGTCTCTGCACCACTATTCGACGGGACCTCTTCACTGACCAAAGGTACCTAAGTATGTTAATCTTCGGATCCATGAAGCCAATTCGTTGAGTACTGAGCCACTGGCTTACGCCAAGGACCCAGTCTATAACGAAAGACCAGGGAATCGCGTTCCATATAATAGCAGGGTTTAGGTTAAACCCTAGCGCATCATACAGAGCGAGAATTCGAGCATGCTCGAGCTGGTAACGAGTATAATTATAATTATACTCGATTTCTGCATGGAATATAGTAGGATCAGGATAAGTATACCTCTGGTAGACTACCGATTCGGCTAAGTCCGGGGAACTAATCGTTCCTGACGGAGCAGAGCCATAGGCAGTATCTACAGTGGGTACGAATTCTGTCAGCGGCCGGTTATAATGCCGGTGCTGAACCCTACCCGAACGAGTTATGAAGTCGTTTATACGACGTTCAGTTCGCGACAACGCGGTTCTAATACCGCTAATGTCAGATAAGAGCGGAAGAAGGTTAAACTTCGCTTGAAGATAACCATCAGCCGCTCCGGCGAAGAATTGACGGAGAGTGCGAAGTGTACGAGGTATTCTCCTCGTAACTTCTTCAATCTTCTTCAATGTCTTTGGTAAACTCTCGAAGTCCTTCAATTCTATAATTGAATTGACTATCGAAAGTTCGGCCTTGATAACTGGGAGCATACTCGAAAGAGATGCAAGAACCAATTTATCAAGGTCGGCAGGGGGGGGTACAAAACCTCCGTCACTGCGATCAGAAACGAAACCGGTTAGCCCAGAATTGAGCTGACCAGCTTCGCCGAACTCCGAGTAATAGAGTGCGTACGGTAACCTCGTATAACCCAAATAGCTTCCATAAGAATTATGGACGCCAAAAGAGTTAGGAACGATAGGTAACGGATACGTATAGTAGCCACTGGTTTCATCTTGACCAATTTTATAATGGTCGAAAGAATTCCATTGACTTCTATAGTCGCCCTGAACATCAATAGGATGCGCTCGTTCTGCACGCGCCGCATAACGCGGTGCATACAGGTTAACGACCGACGTCTTAAGGTAGTCAGGGTAACCCGGCAATAACGGCTTAGTTGAGAGGCATGTTACTTCCTCCCATTGGGCCGGATTGTAGGTCACTCTAAGTTCGGAGGATGACATACTTAATGGATGCTGAACAAAGCGTTCAACTTGAGGTGCGCAACCAACAGGGTTGC